ATGATGAACGTTTCTAGAAGTGTTAATGGTAATTTCTATCCTGAAGAAGTATTAAATAAGAGCCAATTATTTATTACAACTGCGGGATATAAAAATACTTTTGCCTATGAAAAATTGATGACTATCTTTGTCAATCAAATTATTAATCCTCGAGAAGCTTTTGCGATGGGTGGAACTTGGAGGATTCCGGTTCTTGAGAAGTTGATTGATAAGAATTTCGTGCGGCAACAAAAGCTTGATGGTACTTTTAATGAAGCTTCATTTGAAAGAGAATATGAATCAATTTGGTCAGGAGATACAGATAATGCGTTCTTCTCTTCTGAAAAATTTGATAAACATAGAATTTTAAAACAGCCAGAGTATGAAGTTAGTGGACGAGCTTCTAAAAATGCTTTTTATATTTTAGGAGTTGACGTTGGCCGTAAGGGTGACACTACAGAAATTATGGTCTTTAAAGTAACTCCGCAAGCTCAAGGTTCAGCATTAAAGAATTTGGTTAATCTCTATACTTTTGAAGCAGAGCATTTTGAAACTCAAGCTATTAATATTAAGAAACTTTATTTTAAGTATAATGCGCGAACCGCGGTTATTGACGGACATGGACTAGGTTTAGGACTTGTAGACTACATGGTAAAAGATCAAATGGACGAAGATGGAAGTTTACTTCCTAACTTCGGAGTTGAAAATGATGATGACTTTGATAATATGTATAAGCAGTTTAAAACAGCGGACACCATAGAGAATGCAATATATGTAGTTAAAGCAACAGCTCCAATTAACACAGAGGCTCACACATATGTTCAAACTCAAATTAGTAGTGGTAAAGTTAAATTCTTAATTGATGAAAACCAAGCTAAGATCAAGCTAATGTCCACTGCAGTTGGTAAAGAAATGACACCAGATAAAAGAGCAGATTATTTACGTCCATTCTTCCTCACCTCGGTCTTGCGGGAGCAGATGCTTAATCTCGCGCAAGAAAATGAAGGTAGTAATATTATTCTTAAACAATCTAATCGAGGGATTAAGAAAGATAAATTCTCAGCTTTCGAGTATGGACTTTATTATACTAAGATTCTTGAAATGCGGCAGAAGCGTCGTAAGATAAGGAACATAGGAGACATGATGTTCTTTACGCCCAAAAAATAACGGACAAAACTTATTAAGTAACTCCTCCTTATTTTGAACTATAATTAGTTAAGGAAATAAAAGGAGGAGTTGCTTATGAGAGCAAGTAGAGGAGAGATTAAAATATCGGATATTTTAACTCAAAATGGCTTGCATTTTGAAGAAGAATATTCTTTTCCAGATTTAGTTAGTTCTAGTGGAAGACCTTTAAGGTTTGATTTCGCTGTTTTTGATGATGAAGGTAATTTAGATTTTCTAATTGAATTTCAAGGAATCCAACACTATCAACCAAAAAGTAAATTTGGTGGAGCTAAAGGTCTTTATAGACAAAAATACAATGATACGCGTAAACGAGTTTATTGCTATCAAAATAATATTAATCTAGTTATTGTCCCTTATTGGGATGAACCAAAAGTAAATTATGATTATCTTATGAAGATGGCTGGATATTAAGAAGGAGGTGTCCTTTATATTGGATGAAAGAACTCTAGAAATTAAAGAAAAGGGTTTTAATATGGCCAGTCGGAATTATAATGAAGAATATGTTCCTACTAATTATGATAAAATTTCAGTTGGGTTAAAAACTTTAACAAATGTAACTTCTGATATTAATTATTATACTAAAGTAAATCCAAGAGCAACAAAAGAAAATGTGCTTACTATTATTCAAAGAAATGACATTGAACAAATGCGGGAGCTATCAGAGTTCTTCTTTAAGACTAGTGGTATCTATGGAAGGCTTTGTAGATACTTAGCAAATCTTTATAAATATGATTGGATGGTAACGCCAATCATTATTGATAAAACGGTTCCTACAAAAAAAATTCTAGAAGGTTTTTCTAAATCTTTAAATTTCTTAGATGAATTTAGAGTAAAGAAGAATTTTGCGGAGATCGCTTTAAAAGTAGTTAAGCAAGGAGTTTATTATGGTTATAAAGTTCCAACTCCAACCACTATGGTTTTACAAGAACTTCCTGTAAAATATTGTCGCTCTAGATTCTTTTCTAATGGGCGCCCAATGGTTGAGTTTAACATGAAATATTTTGATGATACTTTTAGAGATACCGCTCTTAGATTAAAAATTCTTAAAAGCTTTCCTGCAGAGTTTCAAAAGGGATATATTACTTTTAAAGAAGGAAGATTACCTGCGGAGGCTGCGGGAGACCAACCTGGATGGTATATGTTAGATGTTAATAATAGTGTTAAATTTAACATTAATCCAGATGATAGCCCAATGATATTTTCTGTTATCCCCGCAATTATTGACTTGGAAGAAGCAAAAGAACTAGATAGAAAGAAGATGTTACAACAACTTCTTAATGTTATTGTTCAGAAACTTCCTCTTGATAAAAATGGTGAGTTATTATTTGACGTAGATGAAGCAAAAGCATTACATAATAATGCGGTTGCAATGCTAGGGCAAGCTATTGGGGTAGATGTTTTAACTACCTTTGCGGAGGTTGATAATATTAACCTTGCAGATAGGGGGACTACTACTTCTACTATTGATGAAGTTAGTAAAGTAGAGCGATCAGTCTTTAATGAAGCTGGTGTTTCTCAAATGCAGTTTAACTCAACTGGAAACTTAGCTTTAAATCATTCAATATCAAATGACGAATCTTCTTTGTCAGTTCTTATTAATCAATTTGAAATATTTTTGAATGATTTACTAGAACCCTTTAATAAAAATAAGAAGAAACTCTACTATAGAGTACAGCTCTTGTTTACCACTATTTACAATTATCAAGCACTTGCGAAACTCTATAAAGAACAAATGCAAATTGGTTTCTCTAAAATGTTGCCGCAAGTTGCTCTGGGTCAATCCCAGAATACTATTTTATCAAATGCGTATTTCGAAAACGAAATACTTGATTTGAATAGTTTGTTTGTGCCGCCAGCTATGAGTTCAACTATGAGTCCTGGTAAGACACCTACAACAGAAAAGTCTACTGGAAGGCCAGAACTTCCTGATGACGAAAAAAGCGATAAAACAATTAAAAACAAAGAAGCCATGAGTTAAGGAGGTGCATATGAGTAGATCAGTGGCGACTATTGACCATCCTCAGTTTATTAATGTTACTCCTTATAACCCATTAATTTCACAATGTGAAATTAAAGTTCTTTATGTTGGGACTAATAGAAACCGAAGCTATATCAGCAAGGAAGTAGCTGCGGAAATGGCTAATTCACTTCCTGGGTCTCCTATTGTGGGATATTTTAAGGAAGAGAAGCAAGATTTTGGAGATCATGGTCAAAGAATTACTATTGATGGAGAAGGCGTTAAATTTGAAACCTTGACTAAGCCATATGGCTTCGTTGCTCCAGATGCTCAAGTTTGGTTCCAGACTTTTGAAGATACCGATGAATTTGGAAATAGTGTTATTAGAGAATATTTAATGACTACTGGTTTCTTGTGGACGGGTCAATTCCCAGAAGCACAAAGAGTCATCGACAAAGGAAATAATCAGTCTATGGAATTAGATGAAGAAACATTAAAAGGAAAATGGGCAACAGACAACAATACAGGTCTTGAATTTTTCATTATTAATGACGCGATATTTTCTAAATTAGCTATTCTAGGAGAAGATGTTGAACCTTGTTTTGAAGGTGCTTCTATTACTGCTCCTGAGGTAAGTAAGAATTTTACTTTAGAGAATACTGATTTTAGTAAAACATTATTCAGCATGATGCAGGATTTGCAAAATGCAATAAACTCAAAAGAAGGAGGATTGAATATGGAAAAAAATCAAGAAACCCATCTTGTAGAAGATGTTGCATTAGCATTCGAACTTGCGGAAGCTGAAAATGCTGAAAGAGCATCTGCTTCAGAAGAAGAGAGTGCAGCAGCAGAAACAGAAGAAGAAATTATTGAAGATGAAAATGTAGAAGAAGAAGAAGAGGAAGTCCTTGAAGAAGAGCAGCCTGAAGAGAATTTCGCGTTACTTCAGAGCCAGCTAGAAGAGCTACAAACTAAGTTTGCGGCGCTCGAGGCTGAAAATGTTAGCCTTAAAGAGTTTAAGGCAAAAGTAGAGGATGAAAAGAAAGATGAATTAATCAAGAGCTTCTATATGTTATCTGATGAAGATAAGAAAGATGTAATTACAAATAAGAGTAATTATAGCTTGGAAGAAATTGAGTCAAAGCTCGCAGTTATTTGCGTTCGCAATAAAGTAAGTTTTGAGAAAGAGGACTCTGATGTTGATACTAGTGTGATTGAGGGAAGCCCCGCAATTACATTCAACTTGGAGGACGCAGCAGAAAGTGTCCCAGTTTTTGTGGAAACTTTAAGAAAAGTTAAGAAAGACTAACTCGAAGGAGGATTAAATAATGGCAAATGAACTAACTAGAGATGGATACGGGCAAGTAGAGCCTAATCATCTTTCAGCACAGAGAACTGGGCAAATTTATGCACAGCTTCCTGCGGCAGCGGCTATTACTGTTCTTGAGAACGGTATGTTCGCTAAGTATGATTATGAAGCTGGTGAAGTAAACTTTACTGGCGACGGAGAGTGGATGCTTGTTTTTAATGAGGTAAAACTTTATGGTGCTCGTGAGACCCTTAAAGACTTTGCTCTTAAGAAAACAGACGCAGTAGATGGAGAAATTGTTCCTCGTCTATTTAAGACAAATGTTGGAGATATTTTTACTACTAACTGTGTTGATCCAGAGGCTGCAAATGTTGCAGTTGTTGGAGCTCAACTTACTCCAGGTGCGGCAGGTCTTCTTGTTGTAAAAACAAGTGAAACCGAGAATATTTGGAATGTTGTTGCACTAACCACTATGCCTGACGGACAAGACGCTGTCAAGCTACAACGAATCGCTTAAGGATAGGAGGGAATAAATAATGTCTTTAGAAAAGAAAGATCTTTTAAAGTTAATGACTCTTGCGGCAACCGCAGAGAAAAACTCTCCTGTAGCTTATAGCTTCGGAGATGAGAAATTTAGTGCTACTGACCTTGACGAAGCGGTTCGTGTAGAGCTTGGTGCTCTTGCGGCAGACTATGCTACTTATCGTCAGAACCAGAACCTTATCTTCGAATTAGTTGAGAAGACTATTGATGAAGTACTACCAAAGCGCGTAATGGAGCAGTATGGTCAATTCGCAGAGGTTCAGACTGTCGCTCAAGGCGACAAGGCAATCTACTCACAGAGAATTTCGCAAGCTTCTCGTATGAGAGCAAAGCAGTTCGTGACTAAGGTTGGACTTGCTGGTGTCTATGAAATCTTCAAGCTTGACGGGTTTAAGGTTGAAGTTGAGACTATGGCATACGGTGGAGCTGCACAAATCGGACTAGAAGAGTTCCTTGATGGCCGCATCACATTTGCGGACGTTCTTGATATCGTTCTTCTTGCTCTTGATGAAGCAGTTTATACTGAGATTGCAAAGGCGCTTATTGCGGCTACCAACAATCTTCCTGCTGCTAATAAGGTATCTGCTGGCCACTTTGATGAGGCTGCAATGGATAGCCTTGTTGCTATCGCAGACGCTTATGGCCAGGCAACCATCTACTGCACCTATGAGTTTGCAACCACTATGGTTCCTGCAGACGGGTGGCTTTCAGATGGAATGAAGGACACTATGTGGAATGTTGGCTATCTTGCTAACTACAAGGGTCACCGCGTAATTGTTCTTCCTCAGTCTTACACTGATGATCAGCACACTACTAAGGTTATTGATCCTAGCTATGCATGGATCATTCCTACTGGTGGAAATGACAAGCCTGTTAAGATCGCTTTCGAGGGTCAAACCCTTGTACGCGAGGCTGAGAATCACGACTGGTCAAAGGATATTCACGTATACAAGAAGATTGGTGTTGGAACCGTACTCAGCAATAACCTTTGCCGTTACGTAAACACTGCTCTTACTACTGTGAATTATCTTGACGATACTTCTAATGATGGAGCAACCCCTTAATTTATAATTAAGTAACCGCGAGGGGAGGCTAGTTCTCTAGCCTCCCCTACATAAGAGATAAAAGGAGAATATTATGTTAGAAGAAACTACTTTGGTTGATGTTACCAATTTAAGCGGATCGCCCGTTGTTTATAGAGTTCCAGAGCTAAATGTGCGGAGAGTCTTTAACAAAGGTGAAACAAAAAAGGTTGCTGTTAAAGAGCTTAGGGCTCTTGAGTACCTGCCAGGAGGAAATGTATTAATTAGAGAATATCTTTCTATTGCGAATGATGAACTACTCCAAGAGTTTGGGATTATCCCTGAACCTGAGTACCATTGGACAGAGAAAGACGTGCGCGAGCTGCTTCTTACTGGAAGTCTAGCTCGTTTACAAGACTGTTTAGATTATGCTCCTGTAGGCGTTATAGAACAAGTTAAAGATTTAGCAGTATCATTACAAATTAATGATATGTCAAAGAGACAGGCAATCCTTGAAGCAACGGGCCTCAACGTAACTAAGGCAATTGAGATTAATCAGATTTCGAAAGAAGAGACTGAAGCTCCTGAGCCTAAAACAAAGACAAGAAGAGTATCTGCGGAAACTGCTCCTAAAGCCGAGACCGGCCGCAGAGTAGCTGAAGATGTTCCTGTTGTCCATACAAAGTACAAAAGAGTATAGAGATAAGGAGGTGTCCGAATGGCAGAACCAGAAAACACCTCTTTCTCTACTGTCCATGACCTGTTCCTTTCCAAGGTAACAGATGACATGTATATGGAGCTTTATGAAGAAGAAACTCTAGCTTTACTTGACACTCTATTGATTAGTGCCATTCCTTGGTTTGAGTTTCCTAGAATAGACTTACATGATTATGATATTACTACAAGAGTATTCAATGTAGTTCTTTCAAAAGAAGAAGCAAATATTCTTGCAGTTTACATGATTGTGGAATGGGTTGGATATCAGCTTGCGAGTGTGGAGAATATTCGCATGAAATATAGCGGCCCAGACTTTAAGTTTACTTCACAAGCAAATCACCTTCAAAAATTAATTGCGCTCAAAGAGCAATATATTAAAGAAGGATTCCATTTGCAAAGGCTCTACAAGAGAAGAAAAAATACAGATGGAGTAATGACTTCCACCTTCGGAGAAATCATGGGGAGGTCATAATGAATAACTCGATTGTATCTAATGAAGCAGTTCTATCTAATTTGAATAGAATTACTAATCAAATCTATAAACTGCTTCCTTCTAGAGAAGAGGGGATTGATTGGGAGAAGCCCTTACAGACATTAATTATTGAACTTACTGGAATGAATAATTTACTAGCCGACCAAGTAAATTTATTCTCTCTTTTATGTAAACTAGAAGCACTAAAGACTTTAGATAAAGAAGAAGATTTTCTTCTTTATAGAAAAACTATCTTTGAGTGTCTTGGTTTACTAGATGAGGTTAAAAAACAATGTCAATAGACGGGTTAACTAATCTACGAACTAGATTAGACTATATAGGAGGAGCTTCTGTAAGTCGGCTTAACCGAGGGAAACTTTGGTCACTCAGAAGTGCCTTTAAAGATTCTTACCAATATGCTAAAATCCAAAATTTATCAGATAATAATTTTTATGATAGTTTGATTAATCCTGATAAATTAAAACCAGATTATGATAATAAAATCATTTCAACAGAGTTCGCGGTAGGACTAGAAGCTGGAGATGTATTTCTCTGGGTTGCGAATAATACTCACTGGATGATTTATTTACAAGAATTAACTGAAACAGCTTATTTTAGAGCTTATATCCGCAGATGTAGATATAGTGTAAAAGTAAATGATACTGATTACTATGTTTACTTGCGGGGACCAGAAGAGACCGACCAAAGATGGAACCAGAAAGCTGGAGTTGTTTGGAATGATATGAATCATTCTCTTGTTATGTATATTAAAAATAATGAAGAAACTCGAGAATTCTTTAAACGGTTCAATAAAATTAAAATTAATGGTCAAAACTGGGAGGTTGCAGCTACTGATGTTTTAAGTGTAGGCGGAATTATTGAAGTTAACTTAGCAGAAGATTTCAATAACTCTTTAGAAGACCTTCAATCAGTTCCTGAAATAACTCCAATTGATATAACTGTTCCTCATATAGATGGACCAGTTACATTAAAACCATTTGATACTGCAACTTATGAAATTAAGCTTGCGGCGGAAGGTGTTTGGAGCTTGAGTAATGACAAAGCTAAAATTATTAATTCAACTTCTACTTTTATAGAGATTGAAGTGGTAACTAGCAAATCGGGGACTTTCTCTATTCTTTATAGTAGAGAAGGACAACCAGATATTATATTACCAATAATTATTGAGTCATTATTCTAAGGAGAAAAGGAGGTTTATAATATGGTGAAACACAGTCCGTTCATTCCCGCAAGAGATTTTAATTCATCTTTTCTCTCTTGCGAAAAAGACTTGGAGGCGATCCTAAAAAAGCTTTTTATCACAAGTCGTCCGTATAGCGATCTATTAAAAAGACTACTGGTAATCAACAATAAAGATTGTTTAGATACCGGAAATGCGGCTTACGCAGATATTATCGCTAGCACCGACTTGGCTGATTTAATTGAACAGGGGTATATCAAAACCGCTCCTAGATTAGAATTTGGGGAGCATGAAGAGATTAAGTCTTATATAATTATAGAATTTAATAATTTTATGCCAAATTCAAATAATCCTCAATTCCGAGATAGTGTTATTGATTTTAATATTATTTGTAATACAGACTCTTGGGACTTAGGAGATTTTCAAATTAGACCTATTAAAATAATGGGCTATATTGATGGTCTGCTTAATGGAGCTAAATTAACTGGAATTGGAACGCTAGAATTTATGGGAGCCAATGAAGTTGTCTTAGACCAGAATATTTCTGGATATCTTCTTAGATATGCGGCGATACATGGCTCTGACGATAAAATTGAAGAAGAGGAGTAATTCTTATGAATGAACTTCTTCTTCTTTCTGGTAATGATATTCCTTTTTATAGCGCGAAAGTAAATATTAGACAGCCTAAGATAAAAGAGATTGCTTTAATTGGAGAAGAGAATTTTTTTGTAGGTTGTCACTTATTAAACTTTTCTAAAGATCTTCTAAAAGAAGAGGACAAAGTTAGTTTATCTGACCTTCATGATTTTGATATATTAATGTCAATACTACACGAAAAACAAGCAGAGATTTCTCGGCTTAATGTTTTAATGTTATTAACTTTAATGTTTCCTGAACATAAAGTTAAGATTGACCCCGCAAAGGGAATAATATTAAATAAAGAAAATGAAGAGTCTATTATTAATAAAGAAAATTATGAAGAATTTCGTAATTTTATTAGAGATATGTATAGATTGGATAAATTAAAGGGAGATGATTATAAACCTGCCAATAAACGTGCGGAAGAGATTATGGAGAAAATGCGAAAAGGTAGAGAAAAAGTTGCTGCCGCAAAAGGTGAGACAGGAGCTGGGTCTATTTTTAGTAGATACATATCTATTCTAGCAGTTGGGCTTCACATGGAAATTCAAAGTTTATTAGAGCATACTGTATATCAAATATATAATCTCTTTGATAGATTTAATGCTTATCAGAACTTTGATATTAATCTTAGAGCTAGAATGGCAGGAGCCGAAGGTCTCGATGATGCTCCTAATTGGATGGGAGATCTTAAATCAATAAAGTAAAGGAATTTAATATGCCAATATTAAAGGAACATAAGGAGATTCTAGCGACAGAGAGCGCTAGTAAAACTTTGCCAGAGTGGGTAGATTTTTTTAACTCTCAGTATACCAAAAATCAAATTTATAGTTTTTGCTATCATCGAAACTATAGAATAAAAAAACTTTCTCCACAAGAAAAAAGTATTATTCAAAGTCAAAATGCTCGAAAATATAATATTAATCAAGACTATTTCAAAACTTGGTCTGCCAATATGGCATATGTTTTAGGGTTTTGGTTTGCAGACGGATGCATTTATAGTGGAAAAATGTTTGATATTACAATTCATAAAAAAGATAAATATATCTTGAAAAAAATTGCTCAAGAGTTAGAGTATGAAGGCAATCTGTTTGACTATGTAGATAGACAAGCTTCAAGAATCAATTTTAGTTGTAGAGTAATATATGATGATATTGTTGCTTTAGGAGGAGAAGAAAGAAAAAGTTTGACAATGGTTTTTCCTCCTATTCCTAAAGAGTATCTCCCAGATTTTATTCGCGGTTATTTTGATGGAGATGGATCAATTATGACTCTAAAAAATAATCGTTTAAATAGTGCTTTTACTAGTGGGAGTAAAATTTTTCTAATATCTTTATTAGAAATTTTGAAAAAAGAAGCTGGTATAGTAGGAGGGAGCTTTGATGATAGCTGTTGCTCTTTAAAATTTGGGAAAAAGGATACTTTGAGACTAGGAGAATATATGTATAAAAATAACCCAGAGTTATTTTTACTAAGAAAACGACAAAAATTCTTTAAGGAGGAATAAATATGAAATTTGGTGTGAATCTCTCGCACTAACATACCTTATCCTGTTTGTTGCAGGGGTCCGCAAGGGCTAACGGGGAACGCTAATTTTAGAAAATCCCGTGTCATTCCTTCGGGAGCGATGTAGAGACTAACGGCCTTAATAGGCTGAGTACATTAACTATTAACACGTTAATGGAAAAAGGTATGCAAATGGCACGACCATTTGTAAGAGATAGTCCATTTTATTAAATAAAATGAAGAGAAATTTGTGATGTAGTTTTTAAAGCTACCGCTCCTGTTACTATTGGTAACACTACTTTTGCGGCTGGGCAGCCAGTTCTTTACATTGATACTGCAAAGACTTCAACTGTAGAGGGTGCGGCAACTACTGTTTATGCTACTGGTGGTAAAGGAAATAGCCGCCTTCTAGCATGGGAAGGTGAGAAGACTCTTACTTTCACAGTAGAAGATGCTCTTCTTTCACCTACTGGTTTTGCAGTTCTTTCAGGAGCGGGTCTTATGGAAGCTGGAGCTGGGGATAATGCAATTCAGGTTCACACCACAGTAGAAACTGAAATTGTGAATGCAGGAACAGAAGGAACTCCTGATTATCAAGTTCAGATTAAAGGAAGTGATCTAGGTCTTGATACAATAGAAGCAGCTACTATTTATGCAACTGCAGAAACTCCAATTTACGGAACTGTAATTGATGCTTCTGGAGCTGTTGTGGAAATTCTTGGAGCTGCTGAAGTTCCTAGTGGCTTAGAGCTTGCGGGGGCTTCTAGTACTATCCCACTCACATTTGATACCGATTATGTGTTTGGAGCTGGAGATGTTGTACGTCTTGACTTCTATGTAACTAAGACTGGCGGAGTAACTCAGCTTGATATTGATGCTGAAAACTTTGCGGGATACTACTATGTAGAGGCTGCTACTTTGTTCCGTGACCAGACTACTGGCCAGGACTTCCCAGCAGAATTCGTACTACCTAAGGTTAAGATTCAATCGAACTTCACCTTTACAATGGCCGCTTCTGGCGACCCATCAACCTTTACCTTTACAATGGACGCCTTCCCAGGAAGAACTCCATTCGACAGCAAGAAGGTTCTTTGCGCGATCCAGATGATTACTGGAGATGTTGCAGTAGGCTAAACCTTAGAGGGGAAGTAATTAATATTACTTCCCCTCTTTTTTTGTAGGGAGTGAAGAGAGGTGGGCTATGGCACTAATGGATAATTATTTATTTTATGATTATGAGAACTATTTAAATTCTGATAGAAATAAATCACATTATTTATATAAAACAAAAAATGAATTGTTAGCTCGACAAAAAGGACGTTTAGACACTCGAACAAAAAAAGCCTACTCAAAAAGTATAGATAAAGAAAGAGGAGAAGCTTTTTTAGGGCAGCTAATGCAAAATCCTAATATCTTGACAAGAGCTTATAAACAAGCCGATTTAGCCTCTTCTAAAGGAGAAACTTATAAAGATCAAGATTGGGGCATTGATGCGGGAGGCTACACTTCTTTGCGCAAGTTAGCAGAAGATCTTACTGATAAGAAAGTTTCTCTAGAAAGAATGCTTTCTATGTTAGGAGATTTAAATCAAAATTTAATCACAATTTTAAGTCAATACCTTGTCAAATTGACATCAGAAGAGACTTTTAATGAAATTGCAATAAGTATTCTTAACGAAGCAGGCAAAGATTTAAAAATAAGTACTGAAGATGCCAATAGAACTTTTTTAAGGAAAAGAATTTTAGAAACTCTCTATCCTTCTAATAGAAAAACAGGAGAAGGTTCTTTATTATATGTTCCTGCTAGTTCCAAAGAATCTTTAGACACCTCAACCAAGAGAGCTATCGCTTTAATTGAAGCCTTAGGAGATAAAATGGCTGTTCAGCAATTGGTAGTAAATAGTAGTCAAGAAGATTCTTCCTATATCTTTGAGAGGATTATTAAGACCATTTTAGGACTCCTTTCTAACGTAAAAGGATCTACTAAAGAGGCTGTTTCTACTTATGGGCTGGCAACAGCCTTAAATGAAACAAAGGAAATTCTTGATAATAAAATAGAGACCTATGTTGAGCATGCAGGTAAAGATTTCGAATTTCATTCTTCTGCTGCTTATGAAAATGATGCGAAAGCTTTAAAACAAATAATAGAAAATTTTAGAGGATTAAGTAAATCTCAACAGAAGTCAGATATTAATGTAAAAATGTCTAACAATACAGTATCATTAAGCTATGGAATTTCAGAGAAAGCTGGGAAAATAAATCCTAAAACAGGCACTTTTAATATGAAACTTGTTGACGAGACTTCTTTGCTAAGGGCAATAGATAGAGCTAATTTGTATAATAATCGTAATTTTATGTATGCTTTTATGAATGCTTCAGTAGGAAAAGCTAGATCTTCTAACATTGAAAATAAGGCTACTAAAGATTGGCGAGCTGGTCTTGAGATGATAAAATATGGCAGTTTTCTTCAACACATCGCAGGCAGTGGGAAGAAAAGTAATAATGTGCTATTTATTTCTATTGGAAATCAGGTTTTCTCAGTATCTCAACTTCTTGATAGGTTAATGCAGGGGAGTTTAAATATTAATACAACTTACACTCCAAATAACTTATCTAGAGATACATATAAAGACTTAAACAAATGGGTTAGTGGAAAACCTGATATTAATTTAGGATTAATTCGCTCTGCGATGACACAGACAAAATTATTAAAAGCTCTATATTCTCAAAAAGTAACTATGTTTTTATCAGGAAATTTTATTGACAAGACTTAAAAAATATGTTATACTATAGTTAGTCATAAGAGATATAAGGAGGTTTAAATGGAATATAAGTTAAAAGATTTTGTTCCAACTGAACGTAAAATTGAGTTGGTTGGACTTACACTTGCGGAAGCTAATACCGAAGGATTTATTAATCCTTTTGTTTCAGATATTCTGCTAGAGGTTAATACATTTTTAGTTTATACTGAGAATGATGCAGACAAGGGTGATAAATTTACTCTTTATGATGAGCTGAAGAAAGAGGATATTCATATCTTTACTTTAATTGGAGAAGAAGAGACAGAGCTTCTTCTTGAATATCAACATAGATGGACTGCCGCAGCTACTAATTATTATCATTCAATTGCAGGCACGGTCGCCAGTATGAATCTATATCTAGAAGAACTTGCAGAAAAGACTGGAAATGCATTGGACGCTATCAAAAATATTGATATGTCTAAACTGGCTCAGTTACTTCCTCTTGCTCAAGAGTTAGGTTTTGACATTGCGCAGCTAAAAGCAGAAGAGAAATCATAAGGTCGAAAAGCATTAATTAGATAAGCCTTACTATTAAATTTAATAGTAAGGCTTATTTTTTTTTATTCTAGGGAAATAAGCCAAAAGATGAAGCAAAAGGAGGTATTTTCCGTGTCTAAATATATTAACTCACTATATTACAATATTCACACTAAGCTAGACGAGACTGGTTTTAATAAATTAATGAGTTCGATTAGAGCTGCAGAAAAAGAAGCTGGAAAAATTTTCTCTAAAACTCCAGATCAATTAAATAAAACAGTTGCAGTTAGTCAGAAGCTTCAATCAATTCTGAAAGATTCTTTTGATGTAGAACTTGGTGTAATTAACATAGGTAAGTTTAATAGCTCTCTCCAGGCGAGTGGTATGACTATGAAGACTCTTCATAGCGATTTCTCAACAATGGGAAAAGCTGGTAAGAAAGCTTTTAATGACTTAACCTATGAAACTCTTTCCGTTAATAAAGGAATTAAGCAAACAAGTCTTGCTCTAGAGAAGATGGGTAATACTTTCTTTAACACTATCCGTTGGGGAATTTCAGCTGCGGTGGTGCAAGGCTTTACTTCTGAGGTAAGACAAGCTTTTACCTATGTTAAAGAATTAGATACCTCTTTAAATGATATTAGAATTGTTACTAATAAAAGTGCTGAAGAAATGGAAAAATTTGCGGTACATGCTAACCGTGCGGCAAAAGCTTTAGGGGCAACCACTAAAGAATACAGTGATGCAGCTCTAATTTTCTATCAACAGGGCTTAGGAGACGTTGATTCTAAGGAAATGGCTCGCCTAACAATTATGACCTCAAATGTTACAGGTCAAGACACTGGAGCGGTTTCAGAACAGCTAACCTCTATCCGCAATGGCTATAAAATAACAATAGATGAAATGGAACGCTATATGGATGTCACCGCCTTAATTGCGGCGGAGACTGCAGCAGACCTTGAAGAAATGGCAACCGCCATGAGCAAGGTTTCTTCTGCAGCCAATATGATGGGTGTAGAATATGACCAATTAAATGCTATTTTAGCTACAGTTGTTTCTGTTACTCGTCAGGCTCCTGAAAATGTTGGTACAGCATTTAAAACTATTTTTGCTCGTTTAGGAGATTTAAAATCAGCAGGAGTGGCAATAGATGAGAGTGGTTTTGAAGTTAAACTTGGGCAAATTTCATCTCAATTAAATGAAATGGGCGTTTCTATTTTAGATACTAATGGTGATATGCGAGAAATGGGAGATATCATCACGGAAGTAGGATCTAAATGGGACAGTTGGACTCAAGCTCAGAAGCTAGCTGCTGCACAAGCGATGGCTGGTAAAAGACAATATAACAACTTAATAGCTTTATTCGAAAACTGGGATATGTATAGTGAGCAAATAGATGTTGCTGCTAACTCTCTTGGTACTTTAAATACTCAAAATGCAATCTATATGCAATCTACTGAGGCCCATTTAGAGAAATTAAAAGCTTCTCAAGAGAGAGTTTTTAGCGCTTTAATTGATAGTGATAATGTTAATGACACAATAGATGCTATTGATGGTTTAGTAGTAGGGCTTGCTAATTTTATTGAAAGTTTAGGAGGAGGGATTGGCCTCTTAACTAAATTTGGAGCAATTGCTTTATGGGCATTTGGTCCTGCTTTAGCTAATAATATTACTAAAGCAATCAATAGCTTTAAGATGATGAGAAGAGAGTCTGCGCTCGCGGCAGAACAACAAAAATTAATCTATCAATATTCCCAAGTTGATTGGACTGAAAATCAAGTAGGGGGATATCAGAGTAGCGTTGCTAGAGATTTAGTAAAAGTTGCTGAGCAAGCCGCCCCATTACTAAGAGTAATGACTGAAGAGCAGCGCGCACAATTACAATTAATTTATGATCAAACTAAAGCTCTTAGTGAACAAAAAGATGAGTTGATGGATAAATCTAAAAATCAGCAAAGAGTATACCAAGAAGCTTTAGGAAAAAGTGGAACAGTAAAAAGAGATGAAAGCGGTTTCCTTTCTTACGAGATGACTTCTGGAAATATCTTTGGTCAAATTAGTAATCTAACAATGATGAAAAAACAAGCTGATCTTAGTTCAAATAGTTTAGATAAGTTATTTAATAATTTAAGTGAAGGTACTAATACTGTAAAATCACTTAGAGATGAACTTTCAAAGAATATTACTTTATTAAACCAGGCGGCTGCCGCGGCAGAGAAAGCTGGGCAAGATACGACTGACTATGATGAGGCAATTAAAAAGTTAAAGCAAGAGTTCATAGATTTGGAAAAAATTCATGGAGGTACTCATCTTTCAACTTTTGAAAAAAATAATAAAGGAGAAATTTCTAGAATTCAAGAAGTTGTTGCTGAAGCTCAAGTTGCAGGGCAGTTAGCTTCTAGTTTTGCAAACACCGCAGTAGTAGACTTAAGAGGGATGGCAAAACAAATTGGTCTAACTAATGAAGAAATCCAAGAATTAGAACTTAATATTAGCAGAGCTTCTAGTGCTAGTGAAGTATTCTTTTCTACTCTTGATACTCAAAAGTTAGTGCAAAATATTACTAATTTAATTAGTGGATTCGGTCAATTAGGATTTGGACTTCAATCTTTAACTTCTCTTGTGGATGTTTGGAATAATGAATCCCTTTCAGGAGGAGAAAAACTTCTTCAAACAGTTACTAGTCTTTCTATGGGACTACCTATGCTTTACAATGGTTTTAAATTAGTTAAAACAAGTTTAACTGGAGTTAATGAAGCTCTAGCCCTTTCTATTGCTGCCACGAAGGCAAAAACTGTCGCTGAGAATGCCTCTACTAAATCTAAGATAGCAGGCGCTTTGGCAAGTAATAAATTAACAGCTGCAATGTTAGCTTCTATGGCAACTAATCCAGTAGGGTGGATTTTAGGAATTGTTGTTGCAATTGGAGCGGTTATCGCAGCCACTGTGGCTTGGGCAAAAGCAGAGGAAGAGAAGAGAAATCAGATAATTGCAAATTCTAAGGCAACTCAAGAAGAACTATCTCAATTGCAAACTTTAAAATCTGAATACGATTCTCTTTATAAAAAATATCAAGAAGGAGCTGCTTCAAAACAAGAACTTTGGGAGATTTCAAAAAAAATTGATGAAGCATTTTTAGATGAATCTATTAGAGTAAAAGCTCTTACTGGAGATTGGGAGGGGTATACTCAAGCATTAAAAGACGCTAATGCAACAAAATTAGCAGAGGCAAAAGTTGCCGCAGATGCTGGATATACTGCCGCAATGAAGAATGCTAAAGTTACTAATTGGTGGAAAGACTTACTAGTAGAAGATAGTGAAAAAGGAGACATTGATTTTCAAATGTCTGATATTACCTCTACACCTCCTTCTGAGAAATATCAAGATTTAATAAAACAAGTTGGTGCTGGAGGAGATTGGGCTCTTGCCCTAGGAGGAACTGAAGAGGAACAATTTGAGGCTTATCAGCAGCTTCAGCAATTGTTAACAGACATTACTACTGATCCTGCTATGAAAAAATGGGCGGAAGAGAATGCAGACGCTGTTCTTGAGCTACAAAAACAATCAGTAAAACTTGGAGAAAATTTTGCTGAGGTAGATGAATTTATGATGACTCGTATGAGTATCATTAAACAAGAGTATGAAAATTCACATCTAGACTCAGAAACAATAACTTCTGAAAAAGAACTAGATACAGAAATCAATAATATCTCAAAACAATTCCAAGAGGCAGGTCGATCTGCAGCTCAAGCTGAAATTGAAGCTCGTAGTTTTGTAATGCAAACTAGAGAAATCGATCCAAATGTTGCTATTACTTATTCTATTAAATATCAAATTGAGAATAATGAATCAGGAGAAGGCTTCTCTAAAGAAGGATTCCAGCGTTTTCTCACTAAAATGCGGAGAGATTTCGGGCTTTCTGAAGATGAAGTTATTGAACTAGCTGTTAAATTAGGGCTAGATCCTACTTTAGACAATCCTCAGATTATAGATGACACTATTACTCAATATATGGAAGATGCTGATTTTAGAGCAGAAGCAGATATTGATATTGAGATTGAAGAAATCAAGATTGCTAATAAAGAATTTGAGACTTTCCAAACTAATATGGAAAATATTCTTAAAGGTGAGACTCCAGATGAGGAATGGATTAAAAAATATGGAGGTTCCCTAGAAGACCTTACTGAAGGTACTTATGAATATATGGCAGTTGCCTCGGATCTAGGAGTCCAAGAAGCTAGACTTAATTTACAAAGAGCTGAGAGCGCTTATTCTTTAGAGAAGAGTGCTGAAAATTATGAAATTTTACAACAAGCAAAATTAAACTATCTACAAGCAGAAGCTAATAGAGCAAATGTTGCAGTAGAAGCTCAAAATGCTTTAAACACAGCACAAGAAAACTATAATAAAGCATTAGAAGACTTTGGAGAAGATAGTGTTCAAGCAAGGCTTGCAGCAGAACAATTGGCCCAAGCTAAACAAGCAATGATGGAGGTTTCAATAGCTGCAAAACTAGAAGAACAAGGATTTGCCACAGCAGTGGCAACCGGAGCCGCGGCAATTTTAGCTCAAGACGAAGCGGCAAAAAAAGCCTCTCTTGAATCTTTAAGAGCAGAAATAGCAAAAACTGTTGGTACTTATGACTCTTTAACCACTGCTGCAATAAAATCTGCTATCGGAATCACTGCCGCCTCTGATGCGGGAGCTAGATATGCGATGGCTAAAGCTAGACTTCCTGAGGATGCAAGAGCAGAATATAGCGCTTTAGAACAACAGATCTCTACTCTTGAGGCAGCATTGGCAAATATTGATATTTCAACTAGTATTAACGTAGGAGCAGTTCTCCCTGCAAGTAAGTCTTCTGCAGGTTCTAAGTCTTCCGGTAAGTCTCTAGCTGACACGCTTCCCGCACTTGAAGATGTTTATGACAGATATTGGGAGATTAATAGAGAATTAAAGATTCTTGAAAATCAATTAACAGCTATCTCTGCAATTCAAGATAAACTAACTGGAAGGGCGCTACAAGACAATCTCCGCACTCAAATCACTTTATATCAAAAGCAGACAGACGCTCTAAAGCGTTTACGTGCAGAACAGATTAAAGAGCGAGATGAAATTAAAAAAGGTCTTGCGGCAAAGGGCATGACTTTTAATGCTGCCGGAGATATTGCAAACTTTAAGACTAAGCATGATGCACTTTACAAAGCTGCAAATGATATTAGATTAAAGTATGAAAAAGCTCCATCTGAAGCCCTAGCTACGCAGTATGAAACTGCTAAGGAAGCTTATGAAGAATTCTTAAGCTTAGTTGAGAGATATGAAGAACTTAAATATGAAGCTATATTTAATACTGAGCAAGAAATTGCGAATATGCAGGCTACTATTACAGAAGCCAACATCCGCAAATTAGAGATAGAATTAGAAGTTAACATTGACGCTGCAGAGGCTATCCGCTCTTGGAATGAGTTTGAAGCAGTAGTGTTAGAGGGTAAAGATTTAGATGACCCTCTTATTAAAATGCAGACTGCTTTAGAGTCTCTTTCTACTTACTGGAACGGAAGCACTGGAACTCTAGACACTCTCTCTCGCCAAATTGCAGAGACTCAAGCTGAAATTGCTAAAATTGAAGCTGGAGCCTCTAGTGCAATTTATCTTGGTGAAAAAGACGTAGCTCTTTCTCAAGCTAAAGAATATCTACAATCATTAATGGATTCATTTATTGATGGTTCTCTTGAATATCAGCAAGTTGTTGACTCAATTAAAGATTCTACTTTGGAGTGGATAGATGCAACCGCAGATGGTTTCGAAGAACTTAATAGTCAATTTGCCTTTGTTGCCAGTGAATTAGAACATCAGGCAAATCTTATTAAGTTAATTTATGGTGAAGATGCCTATGAACAAATGGAAGGCTACTACGCCGCACAGAAAGCTAATAATAGCGCTTCAATGAGAGCTTTAAATAGTCAAATTGCAGCTCTAACAGCTCAGCGTGATGCTCTTGGCCAACCAGGAGACGAAAATTTCGATCAAGATCTTTATGATAGATTTACTGCTCAAATTCAAAATTTCAAAGGAGAACTTAACTCTGCTATTGAAGAGTCCTTAGAATTACTTGCGGACGAGTATAGTAACTCTATTTCTAAGATTCTTTCTGATTTTGCGAAAGGTCTTAGTGGTGGGTTAGGACTTCCAGAGATTGAAAAAGAGTGGAAACATATCAATGATGAAGCTGAGCTTTACTTAGATAGAACTTCAGCGACATTTAAGATTACTAAACTTCAAAGTCAATATATGGATGCTATTAATAAAGCAGATAGCACTCAAGTTAAACAACATCTTAATGAAATTATGAATAGAGAGCTAGCCCTTCTTAGAGAGAAAGATGAATTAACTCAAGGAGATCTCGAAAGAGCAACCAAGAGATTAGATATTGAATTAAAGAGAGTGGCTTTAGAAGAAGCTCAAAGAAATAAATCTACTATGAAGCTTCAAAGAGATGCTCAAGGTAATTATTCATATGTTTACACCGCAGATGAAAGTAAAGTGTCTGCGGCAACCGAGGATTTACGCGCTGCAGAAGAAGACTTCTATGAGTTTAACCGAGAAGCTTTAAAGAAGAATAAAGACGAGTTCTTAAATCTTTTTAAAGAATATCAAGAAGCTTTAACTGAGCCTGGCGCTGATGTTGAAGCAATTACCGCAAGATTCCAAAGACAGTTTGATGCTGTTTTAGGTGAAAATTCTGAGATTTTAAATAGCATTAAATCTATTTATGCAGAAATGTATGGACTAGATTCAGAGGAATACCAAGCAGCAGTTGGCGGTCTTGATGATGTTGTTCAGACTATGATTAGTAATTTGGTTGGGGCAGGAGGGTTCGGAGAAGCTTCTGGAGACTTAATTGCTCAAATCATGGATGCTTTTGGTATTTACCAAGAAGGTATAGATGAAGTTGGAGAAGACTCTGGCCGTAGCTTCGATGATATTAATGCCTCTATTGAAGAAGTAATTACTTTTACAGATGAACTATTAGAAAAGAATAGTGAATTAATTGATAAAATGTGGGAAGAGGCAGATGTTCTTAATGCTACCACTGAAGCTTGGCAAAACTATACTGCTGCTATCGAAGAGGCTATTGCAGCTGCTAATGTTGCGGTAGGGGGGGCTTCTGGAACTTATACCAGTGGAGGGGGCACTGCAAGTGCTCCTTCAAGTACTACTGGTGGGACTTCAATGCCTTCTACTAGCAGGTCTGATACTGGAGGTTCTTTACCAGGGATTGTCCTTCCAGGAGGTTCTGATAATGACACTCCTCCAGGAGATGTTTCAGATGGAAAACCTGAACGAGCTTTATCTCTTATGAGAAGCTTAGATCCTTATCCCTATGTGTGGGGAGGAGATGATCCTTCTGATGGAGGGTTTGACTGTTCTGGATACGCTTGGTATGTAGTTAAGAATGCAGGCCTCTATAATGGTAGTCGTTTCACCAGTGCTTCTATCTCTGCTTCTGGAGGACTAAAAGCAGGGAATGGAAGGCGGGTTACTATTGGAGTTAAAAGAGGAGACCCTGGTCATGTTGGAATTGGAGTGGATGGAGAATGGTGGCACTCTAGTTCAGGAGGAGTACAGAGAACTAGCAATATAGCTCAGTTCCCATTAAGATTCCACCCAGCAGGATATGACACTGGAGGCTATACGGGTGACTGGGGAGCTGAGGATGGGAAGTTGGCTTTCTTACATCAAAAAGAGATAGTGCTAAATAAACAAGATACTTCCAATCTTTTGCTTGCGGTGTCCGCAGTTAGAGACTTGGTTGGTAAAATGAAATCTAGTACCACGCTCTCACAGCAAGATGCCCTGTCCAGACTAACAGGAATGCCTAGTGTGGGTCAGCCATTAGCGGCCGCAGGCACCAGTCAACAAATCCAGATCAATGCAGATTTCCCAAGCGTGAAAGATGCGGAAGAAATTAAAAAAGCTTTTAATAATCTTATTAATAGCGCGGCACAATATGCCAATAGAAAGAAATAGAGACTGTTCTAAGAGGCGTCTGAAATATGGCGCCTCTTAGAATTAAAAAGGAGGCAAAATGAGCGTAGAATCTTATGAAGAGCAAATATTAAAAGCTGTTGAAATTTTAACAGATGGAGCGATTAAAGATTTGAGATTTGATAAATCAATCTTAGCTACTGTAGAGTCTATTCAAGATATTACTACAGGAGAACATAAAGTTAGATTCCAAGATGGAACTTTCTCAGCTTTCTCTAGCTCTCCTGGTTTATATTATGCTCCTGGTAGTCTAGTTTATGTGCAAATTCCGCAAGGAGACTTTTCTGAACGAAAAATTATTTTGAGTGGAAAAACTACATTACCAAATAATGAGTTAGCTGAATATGTAAATGATTTTATTGATAATAAATATTCTGAAGATGCCAAAGCTTGGATTCAATCATGGTGGACCCCATCAGATGAAGATCCTGCTGACTCATGGACTGATAGTTTAGCTGTGCATGAAGGAGATTTTTGGTATCAAACAGATACTAATAATTATTTTAGATACACTCTTGGAGAAGAAGGTATCTACCAGTGGGAAATAATTCAAGGGATACATGCAGTTTCAGGATTTCTCACAAATGAAAATCATACTGTAGCTGCCGCCGCAGATGGGGCTGGGTATGATTTAACCGGAGCAGGAGGAGTTTTTAAAGTTTATAATGGCATCACAGAAGTAACTAATCAGTGTGATTTTTCAGGAGGCGCAACTAAGTCTGAGTTAACTCTTACTATTTCTTCTGCGGGGGTCTATTCTCTTAGTGGACCTTCATGGACTTCTAATAGTGAAACTTTTACTTTAAATGCAACTTATAATGGAGTTACCATTTCAAAAGTATATACTATTACTAAAAGTCTTGCGGGCGTAGATGCAGAAATTTATGAAGTTGAAATAGACCCTCCTAGTATTAACAGAGGAAGAGATGGTGTTTTAACTCCTTCTTCATTAACTATCAAGGCTTATAAAAGAGTTGGTAATGCTGTTGTTAGAGATAATTATTTAGGAAAATTTAAAATTTATGAAAATGACAGCTCAATAGCAACATATTCTTCAACTAATAATGAACATACTTATACTTATTCTCCTTCCAGCTCTGAAGTTAATCATATTAAAGTTGAGTTGTATGAAGCTGCTATTGAAGGTTTTGGTGTTTTATTAGATACTCAAAGTGCTGTTATTACTAATGATGCTACTGGGGGGAACTTGCTTTATATTAATGAATGGATTCCTGTTGCAGAAATTACTAATAGTACTTTTCCCCACTGGAGTGTTACTACTATTACTGAAACCCCTGAAATTATTAATCATACAATTGAATTAATTTCTAGTCCTTATAATACTTTAACTAATGGTTGCAAAATCATAACTAGTAATACTGGGGTTGATACTAAAGCAAGTATGATATCAGATGATTTTAAAATTGAAGATACTAAAAAATATAGATTTACAATTTGGTTTAAAAAACTAATAGAAAATGAAGGTGTTATTTATTTTGGTACTAAGATAGGGGGAGTGGAAACTAATTTTAGGACAATTAGTTCTTCAGATAACCTTGATTTAGACCAATGGTATCTTTTTGTTGGTCATGTCAATGCCTATGGGCATAATTTAAATGATAACTCTTCAGGAATTTATACTTTAGAAGGGATAAAGATAGGAGAGACTTCTTCTGATCTTAACTGGTCGCTTGGGCAGACAGAAAGTAATTTTTATTTTAGTTCTGGAAATAATAATGGAGAAGAAGAGGTACTTTTTTACGCTCCTAGAGTTGAACTTTGTGATGGGAATGAGATATCTATAAAAAACTTTTTTCCTATTTTCGATCTGGTTAAAAATCTTGAGGATTATTATAACACCAGTTTTCAAAGTCTTAATGATGATTTAATTATCTCTGCTTCTGAGAAAAGAAATTTATTAGATTTTTGGAAAAATCTTCAAGCTGATTATTCTTCACTATTAAATAAAGTTAATAATAATACATTTTTTTCGAATAATGTGGATATTAGTAGTTTAAAAAATGATCTTATTGAAGCCTATAATTCTTTGAATAATTATTTAAATAATGATTTGAAAGTTTTTAATAATATAGGGAGTGATACTTTATTATTAGCCTCTATTCAAAGAGGCGGCGTGGATATGTTAGTTTCAGAAATTAACTCTGAAGACATTGTTTATTTTAATCAAATTGAATATTGGGATAAAAAATGGAATGATTACTTAGCAGAGGCTAAACCTATTCTAGAAGAAGAAATGCTTAGAATTCAACTTGATTTATTATCTAGTAATGATATTTCATTAGGAACCATTACTGATTATGTAATGGATGATCTTACTGGTCAAATAACTGCGATAACTGAAAATTTAGATTTTACTGATGATGGACTTGAAATTAATACTATTGGATCTTCATATAAAGTTGTCATCAGTAATACTGCAATAACAATGTGGGATAACACAACTGAAAAAATAACAATAGATGTTTTAACTGATACAATAAATATTAGTAAACTAGAAGGAGTAAATAGTATAAATCTTGGAGGATACTATTTTAAAAAAGAAACTCCTTCTGGACACCCCCCTCAACTTACTATTAAGTATTCAGGGTAATTAAGAGAGAAGGAGATAAAAGGATATGGCTAGTTATGGAATAATTTTAGGTACTTGTAGTAATAGAGAGGCTAACTATGACGCAAAGTTATATTGGAAACAAGTCTCTCAAAATATAGCAAATAATACAACTACAATTCGAGTTTGGTCTGTAATTGAGAATAATGGGTCTTCTTATAATTGGAGTGGAACTTTATCTAATTGGAGGTTAACTGTAAATGGAGCTACTCGCACGAGAGCTACTACTACTTCAGACTCTGATACTAGTTGGACTTGGCCCTCTGGGTGGACAGATTCTGAAACAGGAGTAGTTATAACGACGTATAGAACAGAATGTATCCCAGAGCCTGTATTATATGAAGAATTTACAATTCCCCACAATTCAGATGGAACTAAAACGGTAACCTTCTCTCATAGTTATAGCCTTCTATCAGGAGGAGCAGGGCCAGGAAATGTTAGTATTAGTGGAACTATGGTTCTAAATACAATTGCTAGAGCTTCTTCTATTTCAAGTTTTACTATGCCAACAGCCCTCACCCCTAATACTGCTAATAGTATCTCATTTACTTTAACTACTTATTCTTCTTTTACCCATGATATTAGTTTAAAAATTGGTTCTACTACAATAAAAAGTTGGCTTGGAAGTACAGTAACAACTGGAACTTTACCTCTAACTGCTAGTGAGGTTAATACTCTTTTAGCTAATATGCCTACTGCTATGTCTGCTACAATTACTTTAATAGTACAAACTAAATCTGGAAGTACTAACATCGGAAGTGCTGTTTTTAAAACAACTACTTGTACTATTAGTCCTGAAGTAAAACCAAATATTCCTACCATTACAGCATCTCAAGCAATATCTATGCCTGCGGGGATCAGTGTTTTTGTAAAAGGGAAAAGTAAAATTCTCTTTTCTATAGGTAATATTGGAATGCCTCTTAACTCTGGGACATCAATTAAAAGTTGTGTTTTAACATATTTAGGAAGTAATTTTACTTGTCTTCTCTCAGATCCAATTGGAAGCGCTTCTTATACGACTCCCTACCTTACTTGGTCAGGGACTCAAAATTTTACTATAACTATTACTGATAATAGAAATCAAATTAATACTAATATAATTTCTATTACTGCTTATGATTATAGTGCTCCTATTATAACTCTTAGTGGTACTAGAAGTGGGTCAACTATAACACTATCCAGAGCCGCTTCAACTACTTATACTCTAAATAATCAGAACACTATTACTTTAAGACTCTATAAAAGAGCAGTTGGAGCAGCTTGGGCAGAGTTAGATACGTATGCACTAACAGACTCGAACTCTTCTCCTCTTAGTGTTTCAGCTTCAAACGTTGCTTTTACTGGACACATTGCCACAATAAGTTATGAATATAAATGTGAAGTTACTGATAAATTTGAAACTATTGCTTCTCCAACTTTATTGTTTCCAGCTACCACAGTTGAAGCAGCTCTCTCAATAGGTACAAAAAGCGTGGCAATTGGAAAATTCGTAGACACCGGGGAGACTTATACCCTAGATGTATCAGGAGATACTTCTTTAGATGGAGATCTTGTTATTACAGGAGACCTCAATGTTTCTTCTTTCCCTTCTAACACAAAAGAAGCTCTTGTAGATTTAATTTATCCAGTTGGTTCTATTTATATAACAACTTCAACAGCTTCTCCAGCAACATTATTTCCTGGAACTAGTTGGCAAACATATGGTAATGGAAGAGTGTTAGTTGGATATAATCCTACAGATACTCTTTTTAATACAATAGGAAAAACAGGAGGGTCTAAAGATGCTATTATTGTTTCTCACAAGCATAAACAAAAAATGAACAGTGCTGATACCGGGCTAGGAAGTCATACCTGGCATACTGGAGTTCCTGATGATGGAGTTTCTAAATACGGCGCTTTCCCTGCTGATGTTACTGCTACTACAAGTACTCGTTCTTATGTTTATACAGAAACTGTAGGAGCAAGTGGAACTAATGCTAATATTCAACCATATATTGTTGTAAATATGTGGGAAAGAACTAGCTAAAGAAAGAAAATATGTTATGGCAACTGGAACTTTTAAATGATAGGTATTAGGTTTAAAAACATTAGTAACATCTTCATTAACTTAGGGATCATTTCTTATGAAGACTATGATAATAACTAGTAGTTACACTCTCTCAACCAAAATATTCACAATTTTCGCACAGATGTTTTTAATGGAGTAAGTGGAGATAGTTATACCTTTGGAGTAACTGTAATTTATGCTATTGGAGATATTAAAGATGTTAATATTCCTTGTATGGTGAAGCGGTACTATAAACACAGTCACTGAAACAACTTAGATTAGTCTTACCACCACAACCCTCGAATTCAAGATATTATAACAGAATATTATTAGAATATAGGAGGCTTTAATCAATAATAGTTAAAGCCTCCTATTTTTTTAACCTAACTAAGTTAATAAAGATACATAAAATTTTAGATAATAATGAGCTTTAGTGCTTATTATTTATTTTACTAGATAGACAGATAGAAAGGAGATGATATGCTAATTAAGGTTAAAAGTAATATCCTTAGCTTAAAAATGAATGCGGCAGGACAATTAAAAAAACTTACGACTATTTTTAAGAAATTAAATTTTGATATCTTAAATAATGGGAAATTAGCATCAGAATTTTCTACTATTGTCTCTTGGGGCTTTTTCTATGAAAATCAAGGAGAGCAGATGAGTCCGCAAGTTAATGCGGGGTTAGGAAATATAAATATTAGAGTTAAAGGAGATAAGGTATGACAAATATAATTAAACAAGGGGACACTTGGCCTTATCTTGAATTTGCTTTTGTAGATGAAGATAATCTGCCAGTTGATTGCACTGGATATAATGTTAAATTTATTGTTAGAAATTGGAAAAAAGAAATTGTAATTGACACTTCTATAGAAGATAGTTTAATTGAAGATGCGGCGGGAGCCGTTTGGACTAACAAAACTTTAGGGACTGGAGAATATCACTGGTCCTCCGCAGATACTTTAAAACAAGGTAATTTTAAATATGAGTTTAAGTTTACAAAACTTTCCAATGGAAAAATTTTTACCCTGCCTCAAGAAGGGTTTTTAGAGTATGAAGTTAAAGAAGATATACCTTGGGATGATGTTAATTACTAGGAGGTAAAATGAAAAAAGCAATTTATTTTAATTAAGGAGGTTTTCACATGGATATTCGTCAAATGTGCGATGGTTTTGATGTAAGTACCGCAGTTGGCACTCTACATTTCACGCGAAAACCATCTGAAGACGATCTTGCGATTGCAGTCGAGCAAATTACTATGGCTGCGGGTACAATGATCGAGGAAATAGTAGCTGAAGATGGGACGGTGCTAAATGGCGAAGTCATTTAAACTCAGAAAAAACGAGTCCGCCCGTCTCGAAGACATGATCAAGAACTTAGAATTGTATATTACAGCACTCGCTGAGACTTGGCCATATATGACCCCCGCGCAGAAGCATAGTTATATTGAACACTCACCAATGTTTGCCTCACTAATTGAATTGATGCGACCCTTCAAGGATGTGATATAACATGGCAACGATTACATCAGCAGCTGATGGTTTATGGTCGGCGGGCACAACTTGGGTTGGAGGGGCGGTTCCTATTGATGGCGATACGGTCATAATTGCACCAGGTCACAATGTGGTCTTTGATGTGGATATGTCTACATTTCCAAACGGAATTGCAGGATTGACAATATCTGGAAGTAGTACACTACCTGCGGTTTTACGATGTAAACATGATGTTGGCGGTAACTACTATCTCAAACTTAAAAGTGATACATATATTCAGGGTACTTATGGGGCTAACTATGGTCAGTTAATTGCTAATTCTGATGGTACTATAGACGGCACTGGTGAATTACCTCTTGACTGTAAATTCACTATTAATTTTTCTGGTACTACTGCCGGCTATTTGAATGCCTCATATCTTAAGCTTAACTTACGATGCGCCGAACCATCTGTGACCGATATAGGCGTAGTGTCGGCAAACGTTGGTAGCGCAGTGCTAACAGTAGATACTGATATATCGAACAATCCCCACTGGGTCGTTGGGGCCGATGTAATTCTCGAGGGCGCAAAAATGGGCATCCCGGACACCCAGCCCGCGACTATTATTGCAGTAAGTCCGACCACGGTGACGCTTTCTGTTGAAGTAGACTCAGTTCAGGAAAGTGATGCTCGCTTATATTTAACAGGGCGTAATATATCATTGCTTTCAGAGGCAACCGCCTCGAAGTCGATTATTAGTTATGGTAAAGATTCCTATGTTGGCTGTGCCATTCGTAAGACCGCGTCTACGTCAACCACTACATATGGTTATGGGCTATATCAAATGCGTGAGTCTGTGTTTAAAGGCATAATTTCAGGTTGTAATAGTGCGCTTTATGCTTGTGATGTAGTTGATTTTCGAGGAATAGCTATTAATTGTAAAATAGGTTTTGATGGTGGGGGCGGTAATACCATGAACGGAATAATTACTGGCTGCACCACCGGCATAATGTACGGCACAGATAATATAATGACTGGGGTAATTAAAAACTGCTATAATGGAGTTAATTATGGAACGCGCCTCATTCTTTATGGCGAAATATTAAATACGATGTTCGGGATTGGTGTAAGTTCAATATCTTCATTTCTCGCGGGGTGTACTATATCTGGGTTGTATGGTATCTATGGCGGTCAAGCGCTAGGTTATAACGTACAGCTTAACAGCACCATTCAAACAAAAAATTATTTATTTAAAGATAATACTAACTCTGCAGAAAATCGCGCAAGATACGTCTGTATTTTTGGGCTTGGCAGTGAGACCGGTTTTGGATTTTGGACGCTTGGAGGGGTATCTAAGACTGAGGCATACTCAGTTGTAACACATGGCGTCCCCCCGATCGAAACTGCAGAGATTCAGACAATGCAATTCGAAGATAGTCGACGCAACACGTGGTGTGAAATTCCAGCCTTAGCGGTCGCAAATAAAGAAGTTCAAGTGGTGTTCTATGCGAAACTAACTGCCACTGACACCATTACTACATTACCAACATTTGGAATATATGATCCGGGCAAACCATGGATGGATGCAAACGAAGTTTTAGCCTCGGCGCAGCAGATCGCAAATACCGAATGGCAAACCCATACGCTATCATTCACCTCCAATTACGATCGCGAAATTCGCATACGCGTGTACGGAATGGGCGGCAATGAGTATGGAACGGGTAGCGAAAAGCTTCATTGGTTCTATAAAATTACTATAGCAGGTGAAGGTGGCTCTGGAAGTGGAGGAGCTTATCCCATCATCGGATCATCAATCGTTAGGAGCGCAGCATGGTAAAATCAAATCAAACAGTTACAACAATATTTGTAACCATTGATCCAGATACAGGAGCTAATGTAGATGCAAGTAATTTACCTACTGGGACTCTTTATATAAATACTGTTGTAAATGCAGCAACAGTTACTATAGCAAAGATAGATATTGGGACTTATTCCGCAACAGTTACTCTTCCCGCTCTACTTCCTGGAGATAATGTTAGCCTTGTTATTACTGCTACGGTAGGAACAATAACTGCTTCAGGAGTTGTTTGGGCAGATACAGCAGATACTAAATATATTAGTGACTTAAATGATATTTCTGCTTCCACCCCCATGACACTAACTCCCGCAGAAAGAACTGCTATTGCTAATGAAGTCGAAAGTCAAATTATAAATGATACTGACAGCGAGAGAGTTCTCCAAGCTATAGTTGATAAAATTGCTTCTGCTAATCCTTCTCTTGAAGACTTAACTTTACTTTCTATTGCTTCTGCAGTGAGAACAGAGTTAACGACAGAACTTGAAAGAATAGATCAAGCTATTTCTACTAGACTAGCTGCTCTTGATTATTCTCCTCCTCCAACAGACTACGCTAAACCCGAGGATGTAAATATTACTGTTCCTGAGCCTATATTTGCGGGGACTGTTACATCTCCAGATGTAAGTGCAGTCACCCTTGCGGCAGAGCAACCTCTTTATCCTCTAGTAAAGTCAACTGACATTCCTACAGACTATGCGAAAGAGGACACTCTTGATAATCTTATATTAGCAGTTAATGCTTCTCAAAATGACCTTGTTTTAATTAACAAGTGGATTTTAAACAGGCTAGATAAACAAGATAATCCAGACGGGACATATAATTTAGTATTATATGATGATGATAGTACTACTATCCTTAAAACTTGGGTGGTTGATCCCGCTACTGGGGTAAAAACTAAAGCAATTTAGTTTGAAGATAAAACAATAGAAAGGAGTTTTAAAATGACTTCAATGAATAAGCAAATGTTTGAAGCCGCCGCTTGGACTTTCGCCCAATTTGTATTGGTGAATATCGGTCCTGCGATTCTAGTTGTAGATAAGCTAGATTGGAATGGACTTTGGGCTGCGGCCGCACCTGTTCTTTTAGGAGCAGCTGGTGCAGTGGCATCATTAATTAAGTCTTTTGTTCTTCAAAAAGTTAATGCTAATACCTCAATCTTTATTAGTGGAGGAGATGTTCAATAATGGATGATGAAAAAATTCTTACTTTTGATGGAATGGAAGAAGAAGGCGCTCCAGATGATATCCTTGAAGAATTAATGGTGGAAGGAGTCGAGGAGGAGAGTGAAGATGCCAGAAATTAAAAAATATTTAACTACTATTAATAGAACTATTGGCAGAGGTGGAAATTCTATTAAATCTATTGTTGTTCACTATACTTATGGCGCTATTACAGCAGAAGGTGCGGCGCTAGCTAATTGTAAGTATTTTGCAAGTGGCAACAGAGGTGCCTCAGCCCATTACTTTATTGATGATGGTCCAACTATTTGGCAAAGTGTAGAAGATAAAGATACCGCTTGGTCAGTAGGCTCCCATTCAGGACTTTATAAACATCCTGACGCTAGAAATAAAAATACTCTTTCTATTGAAGTTTGTACTAAGGGTGCCTTTACGGAAAAAGAAGTTGAGAATCTAAAGTGGCTTGTCCAAAAAAAGATGGTCGAGCATAATATCCCTGCTTCTAATGTAATTCGTCATTATGATGTTACAGGAAAATTATGTCCTGCTTATTACATAGATGCAAATCGCTGGAAAATTCTTCATTCTTATATTACTGATAATAAAGTAATTACAAAGCCAAAAACTACTACTCCTACTTATACTAACCATAATATTTCACTTAAAGAAGGTATGAAAGGCGCCGCAGTTAAGCGAATGCAGAATAAACTTCTTGAACATGGAATGGATCTTGGAAAATATGGCGCAGATGGAGATTTTGGATCTGTAACAGAAGTTGCAGTTAAAGCTTTCCAAAAACTTAAGGGATTAGTTGTAGATGGAATTGTAGGAGAAAAAACTTGGGCAGCACTTTACACTACTCCAGTTAAATCCCCTCCTTCGACCTCCGTAACTGTTCCAGCAACAGATTCCTCAAATCCACTTCTAAAAGAAGGTATGAAAGGTGCTGCGGTTAAACGTATGCAAAATAAACTTCTTGAGCATGGAATTAGTTTAGGTAAGTATGGCGCAGACGGAGACTTTGGTCCTGTTACTAAAACTGCGGTTAAAACTTTTCAAAAACTTAAGGGATTATTAGTAGATGGAATTGTAGGAAAAAATACTTGGGCAGCTCTTTATACTGCTCCAGTTAAAGTAGCTCCCGCAATTACTGGGACTGTAACGGCTCGTACTGGGCTTAGAGTTCGTTCAGGTCCAAGCACCAACTATCATATCTTAGGAACCCTTCCTAAAGGAACTAAAGTCACTATTATTTCTCTTGGTGGCGCATGGCATAAAATTAAGTATGGCACAGGATTTGGATATGTAAGTGCTCAATATATTCAAAGATAATTAAGATGGAGCCTCTTCGGAGGCTCCTTCTTTTTTTGGTCTAATGTCTTTTATCCAAATAACCAAAAGCAGAGATATATTAGTAAGATTATTTCATTTAGAGAGGAGTGCTAAAGTGCCTTTAGTTGACTTACTTAACACTTACTCTTTAACAGATATATTATTAGTCTTAATTCTAGTTGTAGTAGGAGGAATATCTCTCATTAAAACTGGTATTGAAGTTAATTCTTGGCTAAGAAAAATATTTGCTAAAGAGCACATCGCAAAAGCAGAAGAGGAGAAACTTAATACTCGTTTAACAGGGATAGATACTGAAATAATTGAATTAAAAAATAACCAAAATGAAATTATGGAAAGTTTAGACTTTTTTTCTGATAGCCTTCAAATTTTAGTAGACTCTGATAAAGATGCTATTAAAGCTTATATTACTGATAAGCATCATGAATATATGAAAGAGGGCTGGATAGATGATTATCATTTAGATTGTATAGAAAAACGTTATCTTCATTATAAGCGAGGAGGAGGAAACTCTTTTGTTGACCATTTAATGGAGGAATTGCGGCTGCTACCAACAAACGCTCCCGCAGAATAAAATAAAGAGATTAAAGGAGGTTTAAGTATGGGCATTGACCAACAGTTTTTATATCCACCTCAAGTAGAGGCATATATGCCCGCGTTCCTGATAGATAGTCCAAACTCTAGTTGTAGAATTTATTTTTCAAAGACTCAGTTTAATAAAGCAAGTGATATTCTTGCTGGACATATGCAGGTTTCAGTAAGTTATATCCAAAATGGTAAAAGTGCTTTAGATACTGCTTTATGGCCAAATCAAATAAAGCTTGCGGAAATAGATGAAGATCCAGAAATAACTACTGATTACAAGTATTATATAACTTTAACCGATGATGATATCCAAAGTGGATTTCAACAGTCACAATTCTATAAAGTTCAATTAAGATTTAGTGCGGTTAATCCTCCAGATCCTGGTGGAATTACAACAGATCCTGGTGCAGTATGGTTTAATACTAATCTTGAATCTTTTTCAGAATGGTCAACTATTACTTTAATAAAAGGAATTCCGAATCCTGTAGTTAAATTACAAGGATTCCTAATGAGTGAAAATCTCATGGCTTCTGTTTATGATAGTTTTAATTATACTGCTGAACAATTTGAGAATGGATTATTTATTAATAATTCAGACTATACATTAGCTACGATTGGGTATAATACTTGTGATAGAATAGAGAATCCAGATACTTTACAATGGACTCAATATTGGTTTAAAAAAGGACTTACCAGTCCTACTCCTCTCCCAACTCTATCTCTTGATAATGGATGGACAAAAGGAGCTATTGATTCTTATCCAGATTTATTCACTACATTAACAGATCCTGGTGATTTATGGATGACTAGCATTGAGATGGAAGGAACAGAAGTAAAAAAAGTTAATGATATAAAAGTAGATTTTTCAACTCCAGTGCAACTTTATCCTTTAACTGCAGGTTTTTGGGATAGTGAATATGCAAGTACATTATTTCCAAATATTTTTGTTGGAAACTCGGATACTTATGGAACATTATCTTTTGTAGGTCAATATTCTTGCGAAGATGCCTCGGAACCTCTTAAATATTATGAGGCTTATCTTTATGATGCAAATACTCTTGAACTTATTTCTACTATTGAAAAGTCCTATCCAGATTCAAATTATTCTGCGGAAACAGAGACAAATCCATTTTATGAAGATGGATATTATTTAGAAAATGGCGTATATAGTGGATTCCATTGTCGATTTAAAACTATATTAGATGATGGTAGAAAGTATAAAGTTACAGTAAAACTCATTACTAAAAATGATTATCTGATAGAAACTTCTTATATTTTTACAACGGCTTTTTCACAAATTTTCTTATCTAATATAAAAGTTACTACTCAGCCAGATGAAGAAAATGGTAGAGTAAAAATAATTCTATCTCCTTACGATTCTAGCCTACCAATGGAAGCTGGAAATATTTTTATTTTAAGATCTGATCACAGAAGTAATTTTGGTATTTGGGAAATGCTATATGAAGTTGATGATGCTGCTTTATTCTTAAATAATACAATAGAGCTTTATGACCATACAGTAGAATCAGGGGTTTTATATAAATATTATGTTAGTGGGAATAGAGATAATTCTCCTACTGCAGTTCTTTATGAAGATATGTTTTTAGTTGCTGAAAATAAGCAATTAAAAATCCAGTTTAACCCTAAGATTACTTCATTTAAATATGTTGTTTCTGAAAATAAATTTGAAACATTGGGAAGTAAATATCCATTTGTAAGAAGAAATGCAAACACTAGATACCGTGAGTTTGGAATTAGTGGTTTAATTTCAATGGAGACAGATGAAAATGAACTTTTCTTTGACAATAGACAAGTGCGTCCGCACATTCTCCCCACAGGAACTACTAACTTTGATTCATTACATTTAGTTGCTCAAATTGGAGATATATTAAAAGTAGGGCAAGGGACAATTGCGAAATACTTTAGAAGACATTCTATATCTAGTCTAGCTACCAATGCTGACTGGGACAGTATCCCATCTGCCATTGCAGAAAAATTATTAGATAATTACTATACAGAGACTGCTTTTAGACAAGCGGTAATTGATTTTCTTTATAATAATACGGTAAAACTATTCAAATCTACTACAGAAGGTAATATATTAGTTAAAATTACCAATGTTTCTCTCTCTCCTGTAGAATCTTTAGGTCGTAGACTATATTCTTTTGATGCCACTTTAGTAGAAATTGATGATTTTACTTTAGACAAGTGTATTGAATATAATGTTCAGGTGATATAAATGGAGCAATATTTACAAGATTATGAATTTCTAAAAAAATTAGATACTAGTCATATTTTGGACGTATTAGCGAAAATTATTATCTTAGATATGAATGAAAAACCAATAGCTGAAATTCAAGGTCGAACCTTAGGAGGCCAAATTAATATAACTAATTCTTCTTCTGTCCGCCGCACAGGGAATATTTCTTTTCTTCCTGATGAAAGATATTCTAATTTAATGGATGTAAATCAATTAATATCATTAAATAAAAAAATCAAAATTGAAATTGGGTATTTAAATAACACTAATAAATACCTTGATTATCCAATTTTTTGGTTTCCTCTTGGAATTTTTGGGATAACAGGAGTAAATGAATCAACTTCTTCACAAGGTCATACTTATTTTATTGATTTCCAAGATAAAATGGCTTTTTTGAATGGAACTTGCGGAGGAACTTTTCCCGCAGCTATCTCTTTTGATATGGATAATAATTATGAAGTAAATATTAGTAGCGCAACTAGAGATAGTTATGGGCAGGCTAAATATATTCTAGAAGAAACTATTACTATTGAAAGAGGTCAAGTTCTTAATATTTCAGGATTTGCAGACGATAGTTTTAATGGGACTTGGACTATTGAGACTTTCTTTTCTGGAGGTTTAGCTGGAGATCCTTTAATTATTCAAACAGGAGGAGCAGAAGTCATAGAGCCAATTGAACCTACTATTGGAGAAGAATTTTTATTAACTCTTTCTGCACGGAAATTACCTATTTATGATATTATTATGCAAGCTGTTTCTCATTTTGGACAAGAGCAAAAAGGAAATATTATTATAGAAGGAATAGATTTAAGAGCAAAAAATCTGCTAAAATGGAATGGGACAAGCACTCTTTATATCACTGATATTTTAGGTGATTATACTGGCGCTGCAGGTGTTCTAACTACGACTGACCCTGGTGATAATACTGTTGATTCTTTTGACCCAGAAGAGAATATTGGTTATGAGTTTACTAATTTTACCTTTCCTACTGATTTAATTGCTGAAGCCGGCAGTACAGTTGCAGACTTATTAGAAAAAATTAAAACTACTTTAGGAAATTATGAATATTTTTATGGGATAGATGGGAAACTATATTTCCAAGAAATTAAAAATTATTTAAACACTTCTCTTTCTACTAAAATGATTAAGGATTTAGAGAAAGATGATTATGTTGTAATGAATAGTAATGTTTATCAAAAAGAAACTATTTATAATTTTGATAATGATGAATTAATTATTAATCTTAAGCATACTCCTAATTATAATGATATTAAGAATGATTTTGTAGTTTGGGGCCGCCGCACTCTTCCAACTGGAGAAGAAATGCCAATTAGATATCATCTAGCTATTGATAGTAAACCTATTCCTACTGAAATAATAGGAGAGAACTTAGAAGATTGGCGCAATGTTCTTTATCGGCAAGGAAAAGAAGCTGAGCCTCTAGGGCTTTATTCTAATTATTATTATTCTGCTCTTAAAAATGAATGGCCAAAATTATATGATTCTAATACTCATGTTTGGGAATCAACAGCATTAAACAATCCAGAAACTATTGATTATTTTCTAGATTTTATTGATACTGAAACTCAATTAAATGAATTAGATGTTAAAAATATTGGAAGAAGAACAAAAGTTGTTAATAATTCTGCTGTTAATTGTTTATTTGCTCCTGATATGCCTAACTATATTATTGTTAAATCTGGAGATTTTGCAAGCATGGAAGAAGCTACTAACAAAGGATACCCATATATAATAGCTTCTGAAGAAATTTATGAACAACTTGTTTTAGGGTCGAATTATGTAGATGCTTTTTCTATTGTAAGAGAATTATTATACCAACATACCCAATATAATAGTACAGTTACCCTGCAAACTCTTCCTATCTACTATTTAGATGTTAATAGATTAATATCTATTTTTAATCAAAAACTTAATATTAATGGTAAGTTTATTATTAATTCAATTACTTTACCACTTTCAGTAAATGAAACTATGTCCATAAATGCGGTCGCCGCACTTAAGAGAATATAAGGAGAGATATGTATGGGTTCACAAACAGAACGATTAGCTTTAACACATTATGATGGGGGGGATAGTCCCAAGTGGGTAGGAGATGACATTCCAAGTTATAATAGTGATATGCTAAAAATTGATGAATGGGCAGCAAAAATTGATCCTGTTGCCGGAGTTAATGATACAAGACCAGACCCAACCACAATACAGGCAGACAATACTACCGATAGAGGTCTTTCTGAAACTTTTGCCCGAGCAGACCATGAACATGGAATTCTTATGGGAGAGACAAGTACAGATGTTGCTATTGATGGTACCACAGGCCCAGGAAGCGCACTTTCTTTAACAAGATCTGATCATACCCATAAAATTATTACTGCTTCTGCTATTGATCTTACCGTGCCAGGAAGTGTAAGTAGTGCGGGAACTGGATCTGCCTTGGCGAAAGCTAATCATACTCATCAAATAATCCCTATTTTTGGAATAACAGAAGGAACATTTTGTGAAGGAAACGATAGTAGATTTTCTAATTTAGATAATGCAATTACTGCTATTGAAAATAATGTAGTCTTTGGTGGTCCAGATTCGAATGCAGATTCTCAACATACTCATACTTATCCAGAGATTGATTTTCCATCTCCGATTCATGAGATTAAGTCTATGGATGCAAAAATTTTTACAACTTCTATTACTCAAGGAGGAGAAAACACTTGGGCTTGGTATGAAGGAGCTTCAGATCCTTTTGTAATAGACACTGTTAATAATGGAGATATTATTGAATTACAAGGAATGCTTCGTTCTTCTTCTTCTTCAACTACTGTTGGAGTAGCAATTACTTATGGAAATGGTGTTCCTAGTAAACCTATTGATATTTTTAAATTATTTACAGCTGCCTACGGAGGGCAAAGTGCAAGTATAGCTACTAAATATAAATTTACAATGGACCTTAACAATGTAAAAATTTGGCTAGGATTTCACAGTTTAACTGCAGGAGCTATCTCTAGACCAAAAGGGACTTATAGTAATAGTGAATATTACATTACCTTAAGTTATACCCTTTATAATGCAACTTAAATAAAAAAGAGCCTAGTATTAATTAAAATACTAGGCTCATTTTTTTTTATTACCAAGCAGAATCTTTTCCATGTGCTTTTGACCATCCAATGCAAATTGCATCTACTGTGTCTTGAATTGTTTTAACTCCAAAAGTATCAAGGACAAACAGTTGAGCATTTTTCTTTTGTTCTGCTCGACCTTTGCCTTTCACTCCACAAAAAGATTTCCAAGTTGAAGAGGAAGTAAGCTGATACTTCCATCCATTCTCTGCAAATAAAGTTTCTAGATTCCCAAGAACATAAGCAAGAATTTTATAAGTAGTTACACTAGCTTGCTGTTGAATATCCTCTAAAATAATTTCATCAATATTATTTTGTAAGACAAGATTTTTTATATCAGATTTAAGCTTAATTATCCGTAGAATAGGATCAATATCATCATAATGAAACTTTCCATAGTTCTCTAAAATTTTGTCATCAAAAATAGCCCATCCTGAAGTGCGGCTGGACTGGTCTATCGCGAGAATTCTTTTCCCCATTTAATCACTCCTTTCATAAAATAAGTATATCATATTTTTTCTTTAAAGTCAAATAAAAAAGGGCGAGATATTATTAAATATCTCGCCCATTTTTTTTATTCATGCCCAGTGGAACCAAAGCCTGAGCGATCTTTATTTCCTAAATGCAATACTGTTTCAAACATTAATTGCGGCTGATGCTCTATAATTCTAAATTGACAAATTCTATCATTCATAAAAATAGTGGCATCTCGAGTAGCAAGCACAGGATAAAACCATTGGTCATTATCGCCGCAGTAAGCTTCATCAATAACTCCAATAGAGTTAGTTTGTAAGAAACCCCATTTCTTAAAAGCAGAACTGCGGGGGGCGACTAATGCTTCATATCCTTTTGGGATTTCAATAGCGACACCAAGAGGAATTAAAGTTTGTTCTCCTTTTTTTAGCTTTGTGTCAGCCGCCGCCCGCAAATCTACCCAATCTGAAATGCCTTGTCCAATATATTGAAGAGGCACTAGTCCTTCAGTAAAATATTTAACTCTAAGAATAGCTAGGCTTGACATTACTTTCAGGCTCCTTTGCATTGTTAAATACTTTGGTAACATTAACCTGAACGTAAGGCTCTGGCTCCTCTCCCCGACGACGAATAAGCTTATCTGCTTTTGTAATCTTAGTTAATTCATAAGTTTCATCTGCGCGAAACTCTTCTTCCATTGCATCTGCGGCATCGTTATCTTCTACTCTCCATACCTCAGTAACTGAAATTAAATATCCTTGCATCCTTTTATCTCCTTTTGTCTAATTAAGAGTAATCTCTAAATTTTTCTTTTCATAGAGTGCTAACTCTTTAGCCCTAATATCTTCTTTAAGCTTAGCTATATAATCTATCTGCCCGCGCAAATTTACATCAATAACTTCATCTTGATAGCAAATTTGGACAATCCTATCTGGCAAATCAGACATTGGAACGCTAACATCTAGAATAATATCTCCATCTTCAAACATATAAATTTTCTGTCCAAAGTCGAACGGCTGAATAACACTAATTACGCTTTTCATTATACCTCAATCACCCCCGAATTATAGGGAAATAGATAGTAACAAAAACTATCTTGACCAATTTTTACCCAAATGCTAATTGCACTTTCTTCGATTCTAGCATCAATATCAACGATATCGCCTCTATTAAGAAGAGTTTCAATAGCTTCATTTACCATATTCTCTATCTTAACCCTTCTATCATTATCTGAAGCAAAAACAAGTAAAGTGTAGTCTCTTTGTTCATGACACAAAAGCATATAATATTTATCTAATTCATAAAAAAGCCATTCTATCATTTCTACTTTCTTATCTTCTCTTTCCTGCTCAGACATAGCATCTCGCTTGGCCATAAGTTGCTTATTGATTTCATAAAGTGTCATTTGATAATCAGACATTAGTTTTCCTTTCTTTATATATCTTTACAATAATATTATATCAAAATTTTTATTCCAAGTCAACTAAGAAATTTTTTCTCCATATTGATTATCACTTGCCAACTTTACTTTTAACACTGGATCAAAATGCGGCTGATGCCCTTCAATAAATCGTCCAAACTTAATATAAACATTAGCAAACTCTCTTAATAGTTCAATCTCTCCTTCAATTTCTTCTTCATAATATCCAGTATAGATAACGATTGGGTCATTTAGTTCTTCTCTAAACAACCCAATCATTTCATACATGTCTGCAAAAGAGTCAAAAGGCTCTAACCCTGAAAAAACAAGAGCCTTAGTTAAAGGATTTTCATAATATCTGCTTAGGATTTGAACTGGAGTTAATTCAATGATAGGTGCTTTATCTAAAGGACTATTATGACAAAGATGAGCGCCGCACTTCCAACTGCAATAAGGAGTCATCAAAACCATACTGGGAAGATAGAAATTAACGAAATCTTCTTCAACAAATCCTTTAATCTTCATTAAATTTCGCTCATCCTTTCAATTTCTAGCCAGTCCCGCATATCGAACTCTGCTTTTCTTTCTTTGGAGTAGCTAGACTCTCTTGTCAAAAATCCAACAATACGTTGGTAAGAGGTTACTTTAGGGTTGCCACATTGTGGGCAAGTTTCTCCATAGAAACCGTGATTATTTTCACAAGCGCTAATTTTAGTATTAAAAGCAAAATATACGACGCCTTCATCTGCGATGTGATTTAATAAGTCCCAAGCGGTTTCTGAATCTGTAAAAGGAGCGTCAAGATTAATATGCGCGATAGACCCACCATTACAAGCTTTATCAAGAATACCGCTTAGTCTAATCTTCTCTTGTAGGGTTGTCTTAACCCCAAGGGGGATCCATTGGTTGCCGTACAATGGGAGCTCATAAGCCTGATTAGGATGGATAAACTTATCTTTCATCATTAGAACTGCGGCGGCACGTTCGCCTGGAATTTCTTCAATATTAATTTGATAATCCTTATCTGCCGCAAACTCATCTTTAGTAGCATTAAGAGTCTTAAATACCTCTTGTGCAAATACAAGCCCTTCAGTACTATAATAAGTATACCCTAACTCATCTTTTCTTAATAAGCCAAAAGCTTGTAATGCTTCATAAAGACCAATAATTCCTAAAGTGTTATATTGAGATTTCAAATTGATAATTTCATAAGTATAATTAGGAAGAAGTCCTTTATCAATATTCCTCTTGATAATATCTCGAATAACATCAAGAGATTGCAATACTAAAGTTGCTTTTTCTTTTAGTGCAGAAAGATAATCTCCCCAATTATCATGCTCATAAGCTAGTCTTGCTAAGTTAAGAGTATTAACTTTAATACTTCCAACCTCGAGAGCTGTCCCGCCGATTGAATTAAAGAAGCCTAAATTCTTAACATCAGAAACTAATCGGCAACAATTACTAAGACTAGTTACATCTTCACTAATAAAGAAATTACTATCTGCCCATTTCATATTATGATCTGAACACCAACGAGCAAATTCTTCATCTACAAATTTACCCTCTTGTCTTAGAAGTGCGTAAGTTAAACCTAAATGTTCATATAAGGTCGCTAATCTTATACCGTTCTTTAAGAACTGCCCTATATCACTATAGGGAGCAGACTATATCATACTCCTAAAAGGAGCCCCTGCGCTTCGACTCGCTTGAGTCTACTCTACTCATCATTATGATTTTCGATAGTCGTTGCACTTTTCCACCGGAATGGACTTAGCTCAGGATTGTCTGAATAGTGAATTTCATGATGACAGTTTTTACAAACTACTATTAAATTATTTCTGTCTATGAAATCAGGATACGTACTAATTTCATTCGCAAAAGTATTGATATCTCCCGAGTAAACATTTTCCAAGAATTCTTTTAGAATAATTGAAAAAGGTTTAATATGATGCGTATGATATATTTGACTTTTTTGATTACAAATTCCACATTTATATCCACTATTTCTAATCATATCATTAGAAATAGTTTTAAATAGTCCTCGTGCAATTTGTTTTTCATCATTATATCCTTTAAAATTGGGGTTTAATTCTCCAATATATCGCCCTTTTAAAGTGTCACTAATGCGATTTCTCAAAGTAATATCATTTATTTTACTTTTACGATTTGTGTATCCTGCTCGATTTAATCTTTGGCAAATATTATGTCGAGTACATCCAAATATTGCTGCAATCTCTTTATCATATAATCCTTGATTATGTAAATCAATAATTTCTTGCAAAGGGATATTTTTTTTAGTTAATGGTTTCATATAATCTCCTATCTGAAACCACTATTCAGAGTTTCCCTGAATTCACAGGGTTTGCATTAATATATTACTATATTAAGCCGCTTTTAATTTAACGGGGAATGTCATAACGTTGACTTCGCGCACTTTTGAAACAACTTGCATAAATGCCTTTTGATATTCAATAATTTCATCAATATAATCAATAATAAAAGTCCCATCAGGAAATTCTTTACCACCAAACAAAGCCTCAAGATATGGGCGGTCGAAAATAGAGAAATTAGTAAAGGCAGACTGATTAATTCTTAAATAAGGTTGGTTTAACTTATAAAGAATTCTCTGGAATTCTTGATCTCGGTAGATTTCAGGACTCCCAGTAAAATATCCCTCTTCAACATCATGCTTCCAGAAATAGAATGAATAAATAAGGAAGCTAGGTAGCCCGCAGGCTCCAGAAGTGCGATTAGAGGTCCAAGAAACAAATTCACCAACAAAATCAGTATATGTAACTAAGTGCTTTGGAGGCTGATGATTAAAGGAATCAATAAAAAAGAGTCCTTTTGTAACCAAGCTTTCAAGATCATAAGCAAAACAATAGGGAACAAAAGTACTACTTGCAGCATCGTGCAAATAAAAATGCCCATCCCATTCATTGCGGAGCCACTCATTTGCAATTTTAAATCCATATTTTTTATTAATTTCATAGTAAATTTTATTAAAAGCAAGTAATTTAGAATGAGGCTTGCTCATCTCTGCGGTTAATGAACAAATATCTTTAGTATTAACATTTGCATTTCCATCAATCCCCGCATCTGCAACACTTTGCTTATCAATAAAGTTATCAATAAAATCAGTATAGCTTAATTGACCATCAGAGAATCCATTCATGCGAGCCATTTCTTCTCCGAACTCACTCAACATTTTATTATATTGAGTGATAAAGTTCTTACTTAACTTAATATCTATTTTCAAACATCTCACCTATCCCTTATAATTGTTTACCCATTTTGCGGCTTCTGTAAAACTTAAATATACCTCTCCCTCTAGTTCTAGAACAGGAGCTTCTAAAAATCCTTTTTCTAACATGACATCAGTATCATCATTGATTTCAAAAGGAATTTCTTTATTTTCTAGCTTCGCTTTTAGAATTTTACATTTTGGACAATCTGTTGTGTGCAATATTAACATCTTCACTCCTTTCTATAACCTTCCTATATATTTAAAAGATAGGTTAAGTACATTAATCAAAAAAGTTATCACAATGCTTTAGAATGGTAGAGACAATTTCATCAGAATCCATAGGCTCTCTATCATTATAAACGGGGAAGTAAAAATAAGAGATATAATGAAAGTCTTCAATATCTGTTTCATAACGTCTAAAAATTTCACTAATATTCGGCTCTTCCTCTCGATTTAATGCTCTTAAAATTCGTGTCTTGTCTGGAGCAAGAATATAAATAGGAAGAATTTGGAGATTATAGACATCTGCGGTAGACAGTAAAGCTTCAACTCCTTCTGGCGAGAGAACAGCAATATTAATTTTCTCAGAAGAAAGATCTCCTAACAGGGTTCCATAAAACCAACCATTAAACTCAGTAGCTTCAATAAATTGTTCTTCATAAGCATATCCCGCAAATTCTTCCTCAGTAAGAAAATGATATTCCTTCATATTCTGTTCATACCCTCTTGGAGGTCGAGTAGTACAAGAAATAATACGATGAAACTGGTCAGGATACCTATCTAAAAGAATATCTTTAACAGTATCCTTTCCAGCTCCACTCTGACCAAATAAAGCTAAGATTCTAATCTTATCCATTCGCCTGCTTCCTCTCCATATCTATAATGAGTTAATACTAGTCCGCCATCTTTTTCTATATCAACAATTTTATACAATTGGTGGGTTGGGGTATTTTTATAAGATTTAGCTTGAAACTGATCTCCTTTGCGGATACCAGTAACTAGAACTTTTGTTCCTCTAGTAAACCAAGAGCGTTCTTTTACCTTCTTAGTCCCATCTGCTTGCAGCTCAGAGATTTGTTTATTGAACTTAGCAAAGTATTCTTTTGTAAACTTCACTTGAACCACTCCATCTACCGCAAGCAAAGTTACTGTTGACTTAATATCATTCTTTGCAATAACAGTCCCAATAATCTTATGAGTCTTGAATATCGGGATTTCTTTTCCATTGCGGCGGAAGAAATATTCTACTTCTGGTTCCTCTGAAAGAGAATAGAAATTTTCAATACCCATTTTACTAATATCAACAT